CGCATCCAATGGATTGATCGTCAAGACCGGCCCTACAACGGTCAGCAACACCGCAATTGCGGTCGGCACAGGCCTGACTATTGCCAACGCCGATGGCACGGCTGGCAATCCTACAGTTGGTTTGAACGCCACCTTACAAAACTTTGCCAGCACGTCCGGCACAGGCATTCTGTCGATCAACGGCACATCCGTGGGCGTGTTTACGCTTCAAGGCACATCCAGCCAGATTGCTGTGACAAACGGCAATGCTTCAGGCGGCTCTCCAACGGTTGGATTGGCATCGAACCCCACCCTGCCGGGTAATTCATTTGTTCAACTGCCTTCTGGCACGACATCGCAGCGCGGCTCACCCTCTTATGGCGCTTTCCGATATAACACCGACATCGCCAGCTTGGAGGCTTATACGGCTTCTGGATGGGGTGCTGTGGTGTCTGGCTCAGGTGTTACGACATTCAGCGGTGGAACGACAGGCCTGACCCCTGCAACACCCACCGCGGGCGGTATTGTCCTCGGCGGAACCCTGAGTGCAGGTAGCGGCGGTACTGGTGCATCCAGTTTAACTGGATACGTTTATGGCAACGGAACTGGGGTAATGACTGCCTCGACCACCGTTCCCACCACGGCATTGTCTGGCACGGTCACGAATGCTCAGTTGGCCAACAGTTCGATCACAATTAACGGAAACTTGGTCAGTTTAGGCGGTTCGACCACCGTCAGCGCCGCTACTACAAGCCCATTGACAATTAGCACCGGTTTGTCTGGCGGTTCGTTCAATGGATCAACTCCAGTAACGATTGCGCTTGCCAATACGGCTGTGACGGCCGGATCTTACGGTTCAGCTTCTGTTGTTCCGACTTTTACAGTAAACGCCCAAGGTCAACTGACAACCGCGGCAAATGCAACAATCAGCATTCCTGCCTCGGCAATCAACTCTGCAATCCAAAACAGCGGTCTACAAAATAGTTCTATTACCATCAACGGCAACACAGTCAGCCTTGGTGGTTCAACAACCGTTACGGCCAGCACCACAGCCGCTTTGACTATGAATAGCAGCGGGACTGGTGCTGCATCTGGTACAACTTTCAACGGCGCAACTGCTGTGACGTTGTCCTACAACACGATTGGCGCATCGCCGTTGGCTGGCTCAACAAGCCTGACGACAGTTGGCACGATCACCACCGGCGTGTGGAATGGCACTGCAATTACCAACAGTTATTTGGCAAATAGCAGCATCACCATAAACGGCAATACAGTCAGTTTGGGTGGATCGACCACGATTACGGCCAGCACCACATCTGCTCTAACGATTGGAACTGGTCTTTCTGGCACATCATTTAACGGTTCAACGCCAGTCACGATTGCAATTTCAAACACTGGTGTAAGTGCAGGAACGTATGGTTCTGCAACGTCAATCCCGACTTTGACGGTCAATGCACAAGGTCAGATCACGTCGATCAGCACCAACGCTTTGAATTCACCCGCTTACCAAGGCACATGGAACGCCTCAACCAACACGCCGACACTGACATCGAGCGTGGGCACGAACAACAACTACTACATCGTGTCAACTGCCGGTACGACAACATTGAACGGCATCTCGCTGTGGTCGGTCGGTGACTGGGCAATCTTTAACGGAACCACCAGCGCTTGGGAAAAGGTTCTGGGAGGCTCTACAGAGGCCTTCAGCAGCCTTATCGTGACCGGCTTGACTGGTTACATGTATGCCAACGGCACAAGCGCTGTAACGGCCTCTACAACGATCCCGACAAGTGCTTTGTCTGGCAACTTTGTTTCGACATTCAGCGCTGGTACAACTGGCTTGACACCGTCGACTGCTACGGCTGGCGCAATCACTCTGGGAGGCACTTTGGCCTTGGCCAGTGGCGGCACGAATGCTAATCTGACCGCAACGGCAGGCGGGATTGTTTACTCAGGTGCATCGGCTCTTGCCATTTCTTCGGCAGGGTCAAGCGGCCAAGTGTTGACCTCCGGCGGTACTGGCGCACCTACATGGTCGAATCTGTCGAGCATTGGCGTGACCACACTCAGTTTTGGCACAACCGGATTGACTCCATCGACTGCGACCTCGGGTGCGATTACTGTGGCTGGTACGTTGGCAGTGGCCAATGGTGGTACTGGCGTGACATCGTCAAGCGGTGCCAACTCTGTGGTGCTGCGTGATGCAAATGCCAACATCATTTACAACAATGAGGCTCCCGGCTACACGAACACGGTCACCGCCGCAGGAACAACCACGCTGACGGCTGCATCGACCCGTTATCAGCACTTCAGCGGCACAACGACTCAGACCCTCAAGTTCCCTGATGAGACTACCGTCCCGGCTGGTTTGGGCTACATCGTTGACAATGACTCATCTGCCAACGTGACTGTTCAAGACAGTGCAGGCAACACGTTGGCGACTGCTGTTCCCGGTGGTGCTGGTTGGATTTATTCGCTGTCAAACAGTGCTGCAACTGGCAACTGGGCGGGCTATATCTTGCCTCCCGGCAACAGCGCAACTGGCTTTATCACATGGGGCACTGCTGGGTTGAACTTGGCCAGCAGCTACATCCAAGGCGTGACGACATTGAATATGTCGGGGCAGTTGACCTCGACTGTTGCAACAGGAACCGCACCGTTTGTGGTGGCAAGCACGACTCAAGTGGCGAACTTGAACGCGGCGACCGCAGGAACCGCAACAAATGCAACGAACGTGGCGCTAACTGCTGGCTCAGGAGCCACGAATTACTTGCATTTCAGCGCATCGGCAACAGGAAATCAGCCGGTTAACACAAACTCATCCCTGACATACAATTACACCAATAATACCCTGACAGCGGGTATCAACGGCGGCACTTTCTAAGGAAAAACCATGGCAGCATCAGGCTACACCCCAATCATCCTGTTCAACTCTGGCACTGCCAGCAACGTCCCCACCACGGGCAACTTGGCTGTGGGTGAGTTGGCGATTAACTATGCTGACGGTAAGCTGTACTACAACACTGGTTCAGCGATCAAGGTGTTGGCTGGTGCTGGCGGTGCAGGTATTGCTGGCGGCTCGAACACTCAGGTTCAGTATAACAGTTCGGGTAACTTGGCTGGCTCGGCCAACATGACCTTCAACGGTACATCGTTAACCCTTGCCAATGACGCCTCTATCCACGGACTGACTGTGGGTCAAGGGGGCGGTAGTATTGCGAGCAATACTGCTGTTGGTTATCAAGCTATAAATTCAAGTGCAACTGGAACAAGTAATTCTGCTTTTGGTTTATACGCTTTGTATAATTTAACTTCTGGAACAGACAATACAGGCATTGGCAAACAAGCTTTAGTTGGCGTAACGGGCGGCAATAACAATACGGGTATTGGTTCGCAATCATTGCAAAACACGACTACAGGAAGCTATAATTCTGCTGTTGGTCAACAAGCCCTCTATTCCAACACCACAGCCTCTAACAACACTGCTGTAGGGTATCAGGCGGGGTATAGCAATACCACAGGCGCAAATAACGTAGCAGTAGGCGCATCGGCTTTAAAGTCTGCATCTGGCGGCGATAACGTAGCGGTTGGTTCATCTGCTGGCGGTGGTGGCGGAAATACAGGCGCTGCCAACGTGTTAGTCGGCTCAAATACAGGTGGGCAACTAACCTCTGGTTCTTATAACGTATTTGTGGGTAGCGGCGTTACTGGTACAAATGCGGGGCCGGGGTTTAGTAATACTTCTGGTTCTTATAACGTAGGACTAGGCTCTCAAGCTCTTTACAACAATACCACAGCCTCCAATAATACCGCTGTAGGCTATCAAGCGGGGTATAGCAACACGACAGGCGCTAGAAACGTATTTTTAGGCTATCAAGCAGGCTACACTTTCACCGTAGGTTCTACTGCTACATACGGCTCAAACGTCTGTTTGGGCGCGTCATCTGGTTACAGTCTAACTTCAGGCATCAGCAACACGCTTATAGGCGACCAAGCTGGCTACAGTTTAACTACAGGAAGTGCAAACACATTTGTTGGTGGCGGTTTATACGGCACAACAGGCGCGTCTGGTGGCGCAATTACAACAGGCTCAAAGAACTCAATACTTGGTAACTACTCAGGCAACAACGGTGGCCTAGACATCCGCACATCCAACAACTACATCGTGCTGTCTGATGGGGATGGGAATCCACGGGGTATCTTTGATA